TGTGGATCTTGTTGTTCCCAACGTGCCTGCACTCGTGTCATAGTAAAACACGCCACCCGCCCTTACATTTATAACTAAGTCTTCACCAAAGTTATCATGCGACCAAAGACGTAACTGGTTTGAAGCTGTTATTGGTGTACTAGAACCCCAAGTACCTGCTCCCCAAGTACCTGCTCCCCAACCTGTAGATTCAACAAAAGTATCTAATCCAACATTTATTTGGTACGCACCTACTACTGAACTACCACCGTTACCACTATCACTAGCATTTGCTGTGACTGTAGCTCCAGAAGTATTTTTAGCTGTTATGGTGTATGTGTTTGCTCCTGTGACTAAAAGTATTTGATATTCTTGATTTAATACAGCAGCGGTAACATTTCCTCCTAAACTAGATGCTCCGCTAAAAGTAACGAAATCATTAGTTACAGCACCATGACTTGTATCAGTAATTGTTATTGTAGAACTGCCATTAGTAGCTGCGAAAGTCACATCGCCTGCAGCTGTTGTAACTCTTAAAGGTGTTATATCATAAAAGTTTCCACCTTCTTTTATATAATATTTAAAAGTTGTACCTATTCCTAAAAATTTAGTTAAGGCAAGATCCACCCATGCATGTAATGCTCTAGAAGTGCCTAAAAAAGAACTTGTAAGAGCTTTAGCCCATCCACCTATTTTTTCAGGTAATCCTTTACGGAATCTGACAAAATTAGCGTTAAACCAACCTCCCTCGTTAGAGTAATCTGTACCCTCCCTGTTTATCCCAGGTCTGAACTCATATTTTTGTAAAGGCATCTTTAATGATACTTTACTGTTCTGCCTCTACATTTGAAGGTTCTTCAACAACTTCTAAAGTGCTTTGATAAGCTACTAATGCAGTTACTCTTATATCTAATTGATATTGTAGGTTAGCTAGCTGCTCTTGAAGACTTTGAATCTCTTGCTGTAAAGTTTCAGTATAAGCTATTCTTCGTTGTAGTTGAGGATCTACAGGTTGTTCTGTAGCCTCTTGTTCTATTGAGTTAGTTTCTTGCATTATGAATTAGCTGCTATATAAGCTTTACCAGTTGTTACTCCGCCACTACAAGTAGTTTTTTTACTTGAAGATGAACCTTTTACGTTAGGTGTATCATCATCTGAATCAACAGGTTCGTAAGCTAATATAGTTTCTAAGTGGTCAACATTACGTTGTACTACTTCATTTATCTCGGCTTGTGTCCAAGTTGTATCTGCTTCTGCTGAACCAGCAACATAAACTGATTTCTTACCATTAGTATTTATATCATTGATAACTGTTACGCTATCTTCTGCTGCTGTTAAGCATTCTGCTACTGTTTGAGCCATATTATTCTCCGTTTAATTTATTTTCTAATTCTTCGACCTTTGCCGAAAGTTCTTGTACTGCTTTAACCATTAAAGGCATTAAAGCTGCTTCACCGATACGTTGTCTTCCATCAGCTTCATCTTCTGTCCACATGTCAAAGCCATCTTTTAAATTGTATTTATTTATAACTTCTTTAACTTCTTGTGCTATAAAACCATGATTGTATTTACCATTCATAACTCTTTCTTCTGAGTCAGGTACATGAGCTTTCATTTCTGAAGGAACGTCTTTACCTTTCTTCCATCTGAAAGTTACAGGTCTTAAATCATTTATAAAGTTTAATCCAACTTCTTCATCTTGGATGTCTTCTTTTAATCTTACATCTGAAGGTGCTGTCCAAGTTGTTCCACCATGAGCCAAAGTTGAATCAGTTGTATAAAACCCAAGTGTTGTTGTGCTATTACCTGAAGCGGTTACAGCACAGCCAACTACTGTTTGTTTTACTGCACCTGCTGCTGATACATTACATTGCATTCCTATAATAGTGTTTTGTCCTCCCGTTGTAAGAGTAGTACCCGATTGTAGACCTAAAGCAGTATTGTCAGCACCTGTAGTTAAATTAGTAAAAGAATCATGCCCAACTGCTGTCGCATAAGCTGCTGTAGTTAAATCCTCTAAAGCTCCATGCCCTACGGCTACGTTAGAATTTCCTACTGTACATGATGTTAAAGCACTTGTACCAACTGCTGTATTTTGTACGCCAGTAGTGTTTGCATCTAAACACGCTGCTCCTACTGCTACGTTTGAGTATCCTGTAGTGTTTACACTTAAAGCAGCTTTTCCAACTGCTGTGTTGTTTGAAGCTGTTGTGTTGCCTTGTAAAGCACCTTGACCAAGACCTGTATTGTTAGAACCTGTAGTCGTGCCATATAAAGCATTGTGACCAACACTCGTATTTTGCGCACCTGTAGTGTTTGAAAATAAAGCTACATAGCCAACCGCAGTATTGTTTGCACCTGTCGTATTAGCTTTAAGTGCTGCTCTACCTAATCCAGTATTGTTAATTGCAGTTGTATTAGCTTCTAGTGCTTGATAACCTACCGCAGTATTATCAGTTCCAGTTGTATTAGCTTCTAAGGCTTCTGCACCGACTGCTACATTTTCATTACCTGTAGTGTTTAAACCAAGAGCTTCTACTCCAACTGCTGTGTTGTTACTTGCTGTAGTATTTGAGTACATAGCACTTTTACCAACAGCTGTATTACCTGCACCTGTGGTGTTTGCTAATAAAGAATTAAAACCAACTGCTACGTTGTTATCTGCTGTCGTATTTGCGTATAAAGCATTTCTACCCATTGCTGTATTTTGCGTTCCTGTAGTATTTGTATACATAGCAAAAGAACCAACTGCTGTATTAAAAACATTTGTAGCACTTGTAAAGTTTTGACTTCTTAAAGCTGATGGACCTACTGCAACTGAATGTGAGCCTAGTGTATCTGTTGTTAAGGCATCATATCCGATTGCCACATTTTCTCCACCTTCAGTATTAGCGTCTAAAGTTAATGCACCTACTGCTGTGTTTTTTGTTCCTGTTGTATTTGTAAGCAAAGCTGCTGTACCAAAAGCTGCATTTAAAGTTCCTGTTGTATTTGAGTACAAGGCTCTATAGGCAACTGCTGTATTGTTATTAGCTGTAGTATTAGCTGCAAGTGCATCTCTACCTAGGGCAGTATTTTCTGAACCTGTCGTGTTTGCTGTTAAAGAGTGATAACCAACTGCTGTGTTGTTAGATGCAGTAGTGTTAGCATCTAAAGCCTGATAACCTACTGCAACATTATTAGCTCCAGTCGTATTTGCAATCATTGCGGAGTTACCTAAACCTGTGTTGTATGCTCCAGTTGTGTTTGCCATAAGAGCAGCCGAACCTACTCCTGTATTATTAGAAGCTGTAGTGTTAGCACCTAAAGCGTTTGCTCCGACAGCTACATTATCACCACCAGTTGTATTTACATCAAGCGATGTGCTACCTATTGCAACATTTCTTACACCTGTAGTGTTATCATTCAAAGCTAAGTAACCTACTGCTGTGTTATCATCACCAGTAGTCAAAGCTGCAAAGACATCTACACCTAATCCAACATTATAATTAGCAGCATCAATAGTTCCTGTAGTCGTATCCCCAATCATTATGGAGCTTGTGCCGAAAGTCTTACTGGTTATGCCATTAACAGTTGCACCTCCAGAAGTAGTACCTATGTTCAAGCTAGTAAAAGCATCTGTTACTGCTGCGCCACTACCAGCACCATCTAAATAAACTGCTTTTACATCACCTGGAGCGATTGTTACGTTAGCTCCAGAGCCTTGTGAAATAACAATATTTTGAGATCCGCTTGTGCCGTTTTCTATGAACTGCATCCTTTTCATAGTGTTAGGTGCAATAGTTATAGTACACGTCGAATCTAATGTGCCTGTATATTGAAGATACATAGCTCTACCAGCGTCAGATGCTCCATCTGCTACTGTAGTAGTATGTGTATCTGCGTTTGTAGTTATTGCCTCAGTACCGAATCCAAGTGCCTCTCCAATCAACTCTAAGTTGGTATTCGTCGTATCGCCCCAAGTTCCTGACGCGTCACCTGTCGCCATTTCATTAAGTCTTAAATTGTTTACGTATGAGCTCGCCATAATTTATATCTCCACTTTGATTATATTCTGTTTTTTCATAATAGTTAAGCAACTTCTTCCCAATTAGGATCTTGTGAGTCACTTATACTTGTCCAACTTGGATCTTGTGTATCTGTTATGTTTATCCAACTTGGATCTTGTGAGTCGTCAACTAAGCCCCAAACAAGTATTTGACTTGTTGCCCCTAATGACTCTACTCCTGTTAAAGAGATTATTGCTTGTGCGTTTACAGTTGTTGTTCCTACCGAACCAGTTCCTAAAACTCCTGTGATGCTTACATTATTTACAGTAAGGATAGTTAAGTTTGCAACTACTCCTGTAGCAGACACGCCTGTTGGGGACACATTAGCATCACAAGTTACAGTTTCATCTCCTAAAGATATTGTAGAAGCTGTACCTGAAACACCCGTTAAGGCAGCTCCAGCAGTAGCTACATTACCTAGTGCTGTTGTGCCAACTACGCCTGTTTCTGAAACATTCGCATCAGCTGTTGTAGTTACCGATCCTAATAAAGCTGTGCCAGCTAGTCCTGTTAAAGAAGCCTCTCCTTGACCAGAGGCAGATACGCCTCCTAATGAAGTAGTAGCAGACAAGCCTGTTACAGCTACATCGCCACCAGCAGAAACAGCTACAGAGCCTAATGCAGTGGTTCCTGCTAAGCCTGTTTCTGTTACAGTTGCGGCACCCGTGGCTGTAAGAGAGCCAATCGAGGCTGTGCAAGTAACACCTGTTTCTGTTACGTTTGCGTCACAAGATACTGTTTCTGCACCTAACGCAGAAGTCCCTGCAACACCTGTAAGGTTTACAGTTACATTAACTATAGCGGGCTGACCCCAGGGACCCTGCCCCCAGCCAGCTCGACCCCAACCTGCCATTTAGAGGTTACGCTATTCTTATTACTGCGTTACTTGCGTCTGCTGCTGGGAATTGGATAGTAAAGCTTCCCGCAGTTGATGTCTTGTCTCCACCAAAATCAAACACCGCAACAGCTGGATCACCTGAAGCAGAGTCGTTGTAGATCATACAACCTCTTGCTGTGACTGTAGCTGTTCCAAATGTTAGATCATTAAAATCTGTAAACGCAGTGGTTCCAGAAGATGTTGGATTGACATTTGTTAACGCTGCTCCACCTGATGTGTAGTTTGTTCCACTAGCTTGATTAGTCGTAGTAAACGCTGTAGTAGCCGCACTCATGGTTGCAGAGCTTGTGTATAACGCTAGCTTAAAAGTGTTGCCACCCGAAGCTTTAAAATTGTGAACACCCTCTAAAAGTTCTTTTTTAAAAGAAGTGCACATTGCTTGTGTTATCGCCATTATAATCTCCTAATAATATTTGCTAGGTCTTGTTGACCTTGTTTTTCTAATTCATTACATATTGTACAAACATGGTTTTTGACAGCCTCATTCATATAATAAATAATAATTTGTTTGCATGCTTCTTTAAAAACATGTGCTTGATCCCTTATGGGTGCAGGGGCAGAATCGCTTATGGAAACTAATCTGTCAGTTGCCATTTGTGCGACTTCTTCTACAGTATGCCCTCTGTGGTTAGTAGTAACAACCCCAAGGTTGCCAACTTCTGTATCAGAATTTATCGAAAACATTAATACTCCTTTGGTTCAGGTGGTAAATCATTTCTATCAATCATTTGTGGTTCAGGTTGGTCTATCTGCTCTACCTCTGACCATTTACAAGTTTTTATTGTACCTTCTTTTTGATAAGTTACGATAGGATCTTTTAATCTATGGTATCCGTAAAGTTTTTCTTTTATATCTACATTAGTCTCTAATAGGTTTGACCTAGGGGCTACAGAAACATTTATTCCATTTTCCATACATTTAGCTAACCAAAACTCACAACAAGCTTTTCCAGATTCTGCAAAGTGCATATTAGTTTTATAAGTAAAATCTACGCCAAAAACCGTTAAATGACTAACTTTACTCCATAAAGCAAAAGCGATTGCATAAGCTACAGTGTTGTTAAAATAAGCACAGCTTAAATCGGCTACTAGAGGATCTAATGGATACTTTTCAGCAGCAGGCACTCTTTGGTCAAGTTCACAAGTATAAATAGGATATTTGACTGTAGGCAGATATTTGCGCATCATAGAAGTCATGCTTCCTGCATCTTCCGTATCAAGAAACCTCGACATGGGGTCTAATATAAAAGCTCTGTCGATTTCTGGTAAAACACCTATCATAGCATTTATAGCCCATATCTCATCAAAATATAAACTATGTGTTCTTGATAAATGGTAATCTAGTTGACTTTGCCCCATAGCTATTAATGCTACGTTTTTATCTTTTAATTCAGGCAGAGGTTCTTTTAACATTTTTACTGCGGAGGTAATCTGAGATTATCGTATCTTGCTCCGTCTCTTTCCTCTTTAGATTCACCTAATAGTTTTAATCTTTGTAAACCCTCTTGATATTTTATGTCATATGTTTGTATATCTGAGGGAGGTAGTTTCATAAAAATAGCAGCTTCAACTAAACACCCGTATAGTAAAACATTAGAAGCATTCGTAGAAAGCCACGTACTTCCCGTTCCGCCTGCATCTACTAATGAAGAAGGTCTGTAAAAATAATGTAATTCAAAAGTTAAATCTGTTTGCGGGGTAGGAGCTAGTATAAAAGTGTTGTCGTCGAAAATTGCATAAAATAAAGGTAGATCAGTTTCGGCTCCTTCAAGGGTATTAGCTTGTCCTCCCATTCCTGAATGATTAGTGCAGTAGTAGTGTAAGGTAGGGGCTCCTCTAGCCACAACTATCTGTGTATATGCTCCCGCACTCCCTGGAGTTCCAACGGTTGTTACTCCTGTAGTGTACTCTGTACCACCTGCCCATGTTCCGTTACCTGTTGTAGAGAAACGTAACGGATGATTCAAGTTAGTGCTATCTGACTGGTCAAACCTATACGTTTGTCCCTCTATCAAATTTAATGTAGGGCTATTTTCTCCGTCTATGTAGTATTTATTACCAGAGCCGTATGTATTTTCTCCGCTAGCGACAGTAACTGTAAAGTTTGTGTAAGTTTCTGCAGGAGTATAGTCTCTTATCCAAGATGTGTGTTTTAACAATAGATAGCTATAATTTTTACTAGAATCGATAACAGCTAAACTGAAGGGGGATAGGAAATCTGTTGGTGTAGCTAAATATGTATTCCCAGAGGAAGCCGTTCCTGTTACGTTTTTTCTAAATACAGAAAGCTCTACTGATTTTAATATTTTTTCTTCAGCCTGCTGTATAAAAGTCGGGATAGTATTCGTGAAGGTAGTTTCGGTATTATCCATATAGTTTTGAATAGCCGAAGTAAGTTCATTGTAGGTAAATCCTGCCATTTTAGGTGTTTATCTGTCCTCCCATTCCAGAATGATTAGCACAATAATAATAAAGTGTAGGCGCACCAGAGGCTACTGTAATCTGGGTGTATGCTCCAGAACTTCCAGGTGTTCCATTTGTTGTTACTCCAGTTGTGTATGCTGATCCTCCGCCGTGCGTTCCGTCTGATGTAGTAGATATTCTCAACGGATGGTTGCTGTTGCTGCTATCAGATTGATCAAACCTGTATGTTTGCCCCTCTGTTAAATTTAATGTTGCTGCTCTAGATCCATCGATATAAAAATAATTTGATCCAGAATAACTAGCCACTGTGACTGTGTAGCTAGTAAGAGAAGAAGCTCCCGTCACGGTTAAAGAACCTACACTTCCTGTGCCAGCTAATCCTGTTGGTGTTGCTATGTCGTCTGATACAGAAGTCGTAAGCGAATCGACACTACCCGTGCTTGCAACCCCTGATAACTCTGATGTAGCGTCAGGAGACACTGGTTCATTTACGCTAATGTCTAAAGTTCCTAAAGCGGTTTGCCCTATGCTTCCAGAAAACGCACTACCAATATTTGGATCGTCTCTGAACCTCATCATATTTGTGCCTTTTGTAGCTATTACTGTGTCAGATGGATTACGGGTAGTGACTCGACCTAATTGCGCTTGGGGTAGCGGGACATCAGGTCGAGCTTGCCATAAAGCCTCGGCATCGTTCGGAGGATGTACTGGGTCTAATTGTGGGTGTTTTGGTTCGTAGCACTCAGGACACACTCTCGTGTGATCCCATTCTGTACGCATATCTAAGTATCTATAACGGAACCCACATCTATCACATATCGAATATGCATATTTGCCTGCTGCGTATGCCATTAAATTCTTCCACTCCTCGAAGGTACTAAATGAACTGAAGATCTATCCTCATCGTATTTAATAGCGTTTTCTAAATTTTGTTCGTATAAGGGCTGTATAACTGATAGTTTTTGTGTATTCTTTTTTAAACATAGATAGTAAGCTAAACCTGATACTAAACAAGGCATAAACCTACTAGGAATATCTAAATCATTTATTGAAGCCGTAGCATCTTGGATTCTTTGCCAAGAATAGTAAATGAGTTTATCGGTAGAATTCTCTGGTGTGGGATAAAGGTGTATAACAGGAGTTATTAGTCTTTCAAACCAAAACTGTGTTGGTCGTCCTGTTGTAGTTTTGACTGGTATATTTATATATTCATTACGATCTATTCTACTTAAAGAAAAATCTGTAGTAGTTCCGTTAACAGAACGTTCAATATATGCGTCTAATATATCTATATCAAACTGATTAAGAGTGTATGTTTCATCACCTTGTGTGAGAGTTTGCTCAACTTTGGTGACTTCCCACATCTGTATACCTCTATTAGACCAATCAGCGAATAGAAGATTTAGAGAGCGTCTTGCAGTAACAGCATCATATGACGTGCGGGCTTCTAAACCCGCAAGTTCATATGCGTCCTCTATTGCGGTCGCTACATCTAAATTAAATGTACGAGTGCCTGATGTTGCCATATTAGTTGTAATACGCTATAAAAAAGTCGCAATTAGCTAATACAACATGCGCTCCTGTACCAAATTTAACTCCATCGTTAGGCAAGTAATGATCAAAATACTCATTAGCTGCTGAACCAAATTTAAACTCAATCAAAAGTTTTGTACCGCTAGCACTTGTTCCATCGTAGATTTTTATTGAGGCGTCTGCGTCACTTGACTGAGCTTGAACAGATTGTATTCTTATTGGTCCTAAATTAGTTGCAGTTCCTGCCCCTGTCCCAATAAAACCTTGTAACTGTCCAGTAGCTGTTAGTGCCTTAGAGCCTTTTACATCTGATGATGCCATTCTATTCTCCTAAATTAATATTAAGCGTCAGCGAATGGTGTTACTAAAGTTCCTGAACCTAGTGTAATACCTTCAACTGCATACTTAGCAGAAGCCATAGCAGTAACTCTAATAATACTACCAGCTAATCCGCCTTTAGTAGAACCGTTTAAGGTTATAACGTCATTGCTTGCG